TGGCCTAACCTTTCAAACTCATTAAACATTGAGTCAAAACCAATGAACATTGGGTGACGGGGAAAGTTAATTGTTTTCATATATTTGCCTCCTTAGAGCACAGTTGTCGTATCCCCTTTCGGCGGATACTATTTATCACAATATAGATTAATTGTATCTTCTTACATTACCTATATTGTACTTGGGTGATAAAGTCCACTTTCGTTTATCAGCAAATGGAATAATCTTAATTTGCTTCAGTGGTGCTTTATCTTCACATAAGGATCTGTCAATTATACTGACCAGACCCCAATCTGATAACAGAGTGGTAATAGTGTTACGCCTCTGTATATCATTATATAGCAGATTATTTGGTTTGCCATCAAGGATAAACAACTCCTTAAAATGCACAATAAAATATCTACCCTGTTTATGTAAAATGTGACATGACTGAGAAAGTATATTTCCCTTTGCCGGATTGCTTGGTATACCAATCCTGGTCAGTGTCTCCTTTACTTTTAAAAAATCGTCAGGTTCGTTTAGCCGAACCTCTAACATTATATCAGGTGTCCAATCGACAAGTTCATTATTTTCTTCCACCTTTACTCACCTTTAATTTTATTATATTTATCTCATCATCACCCAATATAGACATAACAGTTTTTGCTTTATCTTCAGAATATTTATAGTATTCCATCACAGCCTGTGTAGCATCATTATTATCGGGTTTTGCCCATGGGGAAAAGCGTTTCCTTTTCTTGATGCTATTTATCAAAAAATGATATTGTAATCTATTATCAATATGTTGATTGATATTCATCTCATTTGCCCAGAGCACGGTATCCTGAAAGTAAGATAATGAACGATTAGTGAGAAATGGTTCATAAGCTGCTTCAGTGATATCGTCAACCATGATATCTTTTTTAGTGGAGTTGATTGAACTCACATAATCAAACGGATTCATATGCACTCATGATCTCTGTGAGACATGCTACCATATTCAGTTCTTTGTCTGCCACAAAGGAATCCTTGAACTGGTAATCTGCCAGAATAAGAATAATCCCAGGAATCGTTTGAGGTCTAACATACTCTGCTAATGTATCATATATCTTACGCATGATAACAGGCGAATCAATATCAGTATTATTTACTACCCACTTTCGCATTTGACCAAAGTTCTTGGTCTTCAGATATTCCATCAAATCTGAAATCTCTACATTCCCGACCTCACTAAGAATACCTGCATCAATCTTACCACCACTGGCAATAGCATACTTCTGACATTCATTCAAAACACGACGAAAGTCTGGGAAATATTTTTGGACCAGAGGTGCCATTACCTTTGCATCGACTGTCACATTCTCGTTTTCCAGAATTTCTAGGACACGCATATAAAATGACTGTGCCACCTTGGGTTTCTGCTTCTTGGGAATATTGAAATCGATGTTCGAACATCGGGAATGTAATGGTTCGATGATTCGATTTTTGAAATTACATGTCATTATGAAACGGCAATTATTACTGAACTCCTCAATGAACCCACGCAATGCTGGTTGCACTGACTGAGCATTCAAATAATCTGCCTCATCTAGAATTACCACTTTGTATCCACCCTGCAAAGAAATACTGGAAGCAAACTGACGAATCTTGCCCCTCATTTCTTCAATCTTGCGACCCTCATCAGAACCATTGATCAGGATGTGATCAAGGTCCATCTCATTACATAGTGCCTTTGCCACAGTAGTTTTTCCCACACCAGCAGAACCAGTGAAAAGCATATTAGGCAATTCACCAGTACTGACAATATTAGAAAAAACTGAGGATAAAGACGATGGAAGGATTGTTTCACTTACAGTCTGTGGTCGATATTTCTCCACCCACAGAAATTCACTCTCATTATAATTCATTATATAGTTTACTCTCTCAATTTTATTTTATAATATTTGAAATTATTTCCTCAAATTCCTCAACTTTTGCGACCCGATTGGGCCAATAAATGTAATCCTTCTCAGGATTCTTTTTCAGATTGCCGAGCAAAGGGAGAATAGCATTATATAGATTATTCAATTTCTCTCCCTTTTCTTCGGCATCTGTGGCAGTAGTCTCGACAGATGATTTGAGTTCCCGCACCGAAGCGAGTTCATTCTCATCGATTGCGGTAAAACCAAAATCAAAATAATCGGACATTACTGCACCGTTACATCAGCAGGAGCCTCTGCATCTTCTGCCGGTTTATTTGCCTGGATAAAATCAGCAAATCTACCACGAAGGGTCCCTACCTCTGCGAGTTCTGGTCCCTTAAAGGCACCACGTTCAGAACAGATATCAATAATCGTCACTGCCCCTGCGAGTTCATTCAAACTCAACTGGATAGGTGCTTCTTCTTTCACTTCTTCTGTTGTTACCACTTCTTCTTCAGCCATAATTGTTCCCTATTTTTTAAATGTAGATGTTTTCTCAAGAGCAACCCAGTATTTTGATTCAGTTCCCTTGACTGCGAATTCGCCAATCAATTGACTAGAAATCGAAACCTCAAGATCCCCAGAGACAAATTTGAAATTAGCTATATTAAAAATATATCTAAAATCATTTTCTGGACATTTACTTGGACTAACCCTAAATGAATACGAGTTAGACGTTTTATCCTCAATATCAATGACAGACAAAACTAATTCCCCATTATCAGGTGTAATAACAAGTGTATCCGAACTAAACGTAGATGATGCTCTGCGAATCTTTGCCATTTGATCATCAGACAAATCAAACTCCAATTCCGTTTCGGGCATATCAATATCCCTCATCGGAGTCGTAAGAATTGATTCATCAGACAAAAAGTATTCGATTGACTGAGTATTATCAGCATTCTTAATAATAACAGACTCGCCTTCCTTAAAAGAAAACTCAGGTGAGTCTATCATACTTATAGCATTTAAAAACTCTGAGAGATCATAAATACCTAATTTAGTTGGAAATGTCGTGGTGACAGTGCTTATTGCCAGAATGTTCTTGGCATGACTCACCGTTTTCAGGACATTCCCCTTCTCAATAACAATGTTTGGATGGATGGTGCTATAGTTCTTCAGCACGTTCAATGTTTGCTCTGTAAGCTGCATGATCTAAAATCCTCTTTTCATTTATTTAATGTAATATGACTATTATAACACATCTATTTATAGAAGTCAAGCTATTTTACTAAAATTTCTTTCCTTCTTGAACTCAATCTTACTGCGGAACTTGTTCTCTAAAATATCTCCTTTATGTGATATCACAAATAAATTGGTTCCCTCCGAAAGGGTGAGTAAGATTTTTATTAAATTTTCGATACCATCGGCATCTAGACTAGAATCAAATGTCTCATCCAAAATCAAAAGGTTCGTGGACATTGAATTCTTTACCCTTGCCACATCACGCCATGTAAACAGAATAGCAAGGTCTATCTTCATTTTCTCTCCTTCACTAAATGAATCATATGAAAAAACATCACGATGTCTTGACTTGATCATTTCACTGAATGACTCATCCAAATAAAACGATACATAAAAATCCATGACCTGAAGGTACTGGTTGATTAGCTTGTTTATCATTGGCAGATATTGCCTAATGATCTTTGTCTTTATTCCAGTATCCTTCAGGATTTCATAGATAACTGAATTATAATTATTCAATTCACCCATCTCTACTCTCTTCTTCATTGACTTTAGGAGAGTAGAATTCATAATTTCAAGATCCTTATTTGCCTTTGCCAGAGAGGCCATATCATTTTCAGTGGATTGTAATTCACTGATTTCATATTCGATAGTAGTGACCTGTTTTTTATATTGAGAAATAAGACCATAATTCAGTGCGCTTTTGTTCTCCCTAAGATTTAAATCCCCTAGTCGAACAGATACTCCTTTGAATAATTCTTCGGCACTTCGAATTTCGCTAATGCATTTCTCCATTCCTTCCTTGAGTTCCTTTGCTTTCTTCCTTGAGGTCTGTAGTTTTTCTTGTTTAAAGTCACCATCTATCTCCTGTTTACAAGTTGGACAGTCATCATTCTCTTCATAAAACTTCACCTCCTGTGACAGTCTATTGATGCCAGATTTTATTCCTACCTCGTATTGAGTAAGCTGTTTAACCTGCTTACCAACAGTTTTTAATCTAGCACGAGAATCTATTATACATGATTCCAGGTCTTTTGTCAAGTCATTTGTTTCCTCCTCTATTTCTGTTATTTTATTGGTAATGTCTCCTAAGTTGTTAATCTTTGATGCTATATGAGATTCATTGAGCACCTGTATGTCCCTGATATGTTTCTTCTGAAGGGAAATCGAATTGTTTGCTAATCGTATAGAGGCATCCACATCCTTGAGATCATCCTTCACCTTTGAAATGTTACTCTTTAAAATTTGATTCATTAGACCAAACACCTGAATATCCAGAACATCTTCTATCACATCCCTACGATGTCCAGATGGCAATTGCATGAATGGAACAAATGAAGAAGCACCCAGAACAACAATCTGATGAAATGATTTGTGATTCAGTTTCAAAATATTCTGTTCTAGGTATGCCTGATAGTCACGGGCATTACTGGATTGGTCTACCAGTTTATCATCAATATAGATTTCAAACTTATTTGGTTTCTGCCCACGAATGACTCGATACTCTACCCCCGCAATATCAAAATCAACGATCACCAAACATTCCTTTTGATTGATTGTATTGATCAACTGTGCCTTCTTGATTGAACGATGCGATTTACCAAACAATCCAAATGAAAGTGCATCGATCAGAGTAGATTTTCCTGCTCCATTTGCTCCTACAATTAAGGTAGAGGGTGAACGATCCAATTGAACTGTGGTGGCATTATTACCAGTACTTAAAAAATTGCGCCATGAAAGATTCTTAAATTTTATCATTCCTATTGAATCTCCATACTCTGAGCACTGACATATAATACATGAATAATATCTTTGATTTTTTCCTTGTCCAGTTGTGTATCAATGGCATCAATATAGGTATTCAATAACTCTCCTGTATCTGTTATTGTATCAGATACATCTATATTATCTAGATCATTTATAAATGTTTCTGATATCTTTAGATCATGCACTCCTATGTCATTCAGACTATCTACCAGAGTATCAAACAATAATGGGTTGATTTTATTCTTGACAAAAATCTTAACAAACTTATTCTTGAACTTTAAAATATCATTATACGCCGAGCCATTGGAATCATCATAATGAATAATCTCATATAATGTCAGGGGATTTAGAACCTTAGTAATCTCACGGGTCTCTGTATCCAGGGTATGAAAATATTTCTTATCATTACAATCCGACCAAGAAAACTCCATTTGACTGCCAAGATATCTGATATTACCTTGCTCTGATGCGATATGAAAATGTCCAGAAATGACCTGATCAAATTTAGAGAACACAGAAGCATTCATTCCATAGGGATTAATGATGCCCCTACTGACCTCAAATCCCTTTAGTTCTAAATGAGATGCTAGAATAGGAGCAGTACAGTTGTTAATGAAATCGATAGAACGATTATAGTTACTAGAGTTTATCCACGGGAGAACTGCGATATCCAGACCATCATAATTTAGAACCTCTGGTTCCATGATGATATTCACATTTTCCTTGAACCACCCAAGAAGTTCCTTTAAAGAGCAGAGGTGATTAGAGTTTTTATAAAAGACATCATGATTTCCTGGAATGATATCCATTGTCATGTTCCTAGATACCAAAGGTTCCAGGAAAACCTTACGATTATGATTCAGGGCATTGAAGTTAATATTCTTGCGATGATCATAATAATCCCCCAGATGAAGAACATGCTGGATATCATTGTCATCACAATAAGGAAAAAAGATTTCAGAATAAAATCTTTCCTGATAGTCCATGAATATTTTTGACGAATTACGAACACCGCAATGGGTGTCATTCAAAAGCGCTGTAAGCATAATATATTTTTATAAAATTAACGATAAAATTTCTCAATCCCCCTAAGTTTTTTTATTCTGGGGGGCACAGATTTCTTCCTCATAATCTTCTTGGAATGAGCAAGAACTCGGATTTTTTCTCGTTGCTCAGATATAGAATCCTCAATATTGAAAGATGATGAATC